GTCTTCTTTACACGCAGTCGAAATGAAAAGGGTAAAAGTCGGGCAGTGTTCCCGAATAAAATGATAAAATATAGGCACTATGCCAGGAAGAAAACCAAAGCCAACAGCGATGCTGAAGGCAGCAGATACTTATAGAAAAGACCGTCACGAAGAGCGCCTTGAAGTGCAAGGCCGTCCAGTGCTCCCAACCTACCAAAGTGCAGAAGAGACTTTTGACTGGTTGGTTAAGCACCTTGATGATCTTGGCGTTGTTGCAGAACTTGATGCCATCGCATTGCAAATGATAAGCGATGCGTGGGAGGACTATTGCGCAAGCCGAGCAGTGATTAAAAGATTAGGCCCAACCTATGCGACCACCACAGCACAAGGTGATGAGATGCATAGACCAAGGCCCGAGCTTGCAATGATGAATGGTGCGTGGGATAGAATAAAAAAGATGCTCCCCGAGTTTGGACTCACCGCAGCGGCAAGAGCCAAGTTGAGCACACCCGAGAAGATTGATAGTTTAGAAGATTTATTAGGAGAGTGATATGGATAGAGTAAGACTACACCTTGGCGATAGCCTTGAAGCAATGAAGCAGATGGATGACAATACCTATGACCTTGCAATAGTAGACCCTCCCTATGGGTTAGGTATAGATGGTCAAAAGAAAAGCGTAAGTAAGAATCCTAAACACAATAGAAAAGAGCATACTCACAAGGGATGGGATTCTTCTATACCGAGTAAAGAATACTTTGAAGAACTTATGCGTATCAGTAAGGAGCAAATAATATGGGGGGCTAATTACTTTGTAGAGCATTTGCACAAGGGAACTAAAGGATGGGTGGTATGGGATAAGATGCAACACGGTTTAACTATGAGCGACTGTGAGTTAGCTTATTCTTCTTTTCAAAAGCCTACAAGAGTGTTTTATGCAAACAGAGTAATACTTCAGCAAGAAGGTGGTACAATCCACCCAACACAAAAGCCTGTTAAGTTGTACGAATGGATTTTGGATAATTATGCTAAAGAGGGAGATAAGATACTTGATACGCATTTAGGTTCGGGTTCCATCGCCATCGCGTGCCACAATCGTGTTTTTGATTTAGATGCTTGGGAGATAGATGAGGAATACTACAACAATGCGGTGAAGCGGTTAAAGACTCACCAGCAGCAGCTAACAATGTTTTAAAATGTACGACAGCAACAAAGCAGATAGGGTCATCAGATTTATAGAAAAGGTCTGCACCCACGTTAAGGGTGACTTAGCGAATAAGCCATTCATATTAGAGGATTGGCAGATAGAATACATCCGCCAACTCTTTGGTACGGTAAACCAAGACGGTACTCGGCAGTACCGCACCTCTTTTGTGTTCATCCCGCGTAAGAATGGAAAGAGTAACCTACTCGCTGCTATTGGTTTGGCTTTACTATTCGTAGAGAAAGAGCCAGGAGCGGAGATATATGTATGCGCCTCATCACGCGACCAAGCAAACGCTATCTATGACGTATGTAAGCAAATGGTTCGGAATCAACCTGTACTCGAGCGCGCTTGTAAGGTGTACCGCAACTCGATTGTTCTTAACGGCACCAACTCATTCCTTAAAGCGGTAGCTGCGGATGCTGGTGTTTTGCACGGGAGCAATGCGAGTGCGGTATTGTATGATGAGGTGCATACCGCTAAGAATCGTGAGCTTTGGGATGTAATGGCTACCTCTATGGGTGCACGTTCCCAGCCGCTTATGTTCGGCATCTCTACTGCGGGCCTCTTCGATCCTAACAGCGTTTGCTATGAGCTTTATGATTATGGGAAGAAGGTGCGCAGCGGAATCATTGAGGACAGCACTTTCTTGCCACTTATATATGAGGCCTCTCTTGATGATGATATCCATAGTGAGGAGACGTGGCGCAAGGCAAACCCTAACTTTGATGTGAGCATCAAGCCCGAGTATTTTAAAAAGATGAGCCAAGAGGCAAAGAGCCTACCGTCCAGTGAGATTGCATTTAGGCAGTTGCACCTGAACCAATGGGTGAATAGTTTAAGTGGCTGGATATCTGATGATGAGTGGATGAAAAGCGCGGGTAGTGTACACTTAGAAGAGTTAAAAGGGAGGCCTTGTTATGGCGGTTTAGATTTAGCCGCCGTTGAGGATGTCACTGCTTTTGTTTTGGTGTTCCCTTGGGATGATGGTAGTATTAAGGTGTTGCCCTATCTATTTGTAAGTGAGGCCGCCGTGGAGCGCAGAAGGGTGCAAACGGGTGGATCATACGACAGCTTTGTCTCTAAGGGTGAGCTTATCGTTACCGATGGGAACAGCACTGACTATGGCGTTATCAAGCAGAAGATATTGGAGGCCGCTGATGTGTTTGATGTGCAGAGCATCGCTTTTGACAGGTGGAACTCCAACTCTTTGGTACAGCAGCTCGTAGATGAGGGCCTTGATTTAGACCCGTTCGGCCAAGGCTTTGTATCTATGAGTGGCCCAATCAAGAATGCTGAGGTATTGATTAAGAAAGCAGCATTACACCACGGCGGTCACTCTATGCTCCGTTGGATGGTAGGGAATGTTGTAGTGAAGAAAGATGATGCTGAGAACGTGAAGTTCTCTAAAGCAAAAGCTGGCGATAAGATTGATGGCGTTGTTGCAATGATAATGGCGCTGGGTGAAAAGATGACGGTTGAGAATTCTGATGTATCGAAAGTCAGCACTTATGAAAGTCAAGAAATCCGATTCTTATGACCATAGATGAAGCTAAAAAGGTTGGGTTGCTGCTCTTCGATGTTCCAGGATTAAGTCCTTTTTTAAGACACGAGGGAGGGAATAACTACTCCGTTGAACTCATTTTTGAGGGTAAAAGCTACACGATACAAAAAGAGCGTTATTAACATTTACCTGTTAATTTTCTTTTTGTTCCTCCTATATATAGAGAAAAAAAATAAAAAATAAAGGTATTTGTCTTTGTATTTATTTCCCTACGGAGGCATAGCCTCCTCCGTAGGTAAATAGATACTTGCATCTTTGACAAACGCTGGGCACTTGTTTCGTGTTTGTTTTTTTGTATATTTAGAGGACAACAACAAAACTCTTGATTATGAAAGAAAGTACAAAACTTAAGGATTGTGAGTACAACATCCAGTATTTGCAATGGTTGAAATGTGAGGATACCGAAATCTACAAGCATTTCATTGAGAAAAGAAAAAGGCTGATTGATAACGCAAACAGCTAAATCAAAAAATAAGAGTGCGCATGGCGCACTCTTATTTTTATCACAACAACAAAACTCTTGATTATGAAAGAAACGAAATTAGTTATTGGCGATTACTTGCTATCGAAAAGATTCGGGTGGCAGTACAAGATCATCAGCATCAGAAACGGTGTTGCTGTTTTGCAAGATATCGTGCGTGAGAATGTGCGGATGAGATTTACCGTTCGCGCCTTGCGTAATAGGATTGAAATAGATAGCTTTGCTCACTCACCGCATCCATTTTAGTTTTGGTTTTGGTTTATTAATTTCTATTAGGTTCTTAGCGGTGCAAACCTCCTCATTGATTTGAGGGGGTTTTTTTATTCCCATTTAGCGATACTTATATTTGGTGATGTAATTACAAAGTACACACTACTTTATGGCCGAGAATCAGAATCTATTTGGGCGTATCATTGGAGCATTCCGCTCTTCGCCTAATAACCCTTCAACATCATTAGCGAATCCCGCTTCTTGGATGTTTGACGGCGCGGCCTCAAAAACGGGTATTGCAATCACTGAGGATAGTGCTATGCGCCTTTCTGCGGTATTTGGTGCCGTTCGTGTTATTTCCGAGACTATAGCATCATTGCCGTGGGCAGTGAAGCAAGATGTAGGCGATAGCACCCGCAACGCATCAGCACACCCAATCAATAAGCTCATACATCACCCGAACGGGATGATGACGGACTTTAACTTTAGAGAGGTTTGTCAGGCGCACCTTTGTTTGCACGGGAATGCATTTATTGCGATCCGCAGAAACGAAGCGGGCCAGCCCGTTAAACTTATTCCAGTACACCCCGACCGCGTTGAGGTTAAGGTCTACAAGGATGAGAAGTTCTACAACATCGACCAAGGTAAAGAGACCTTTGATGATACTGAGATGATACACATTTTAGGGTTATCGTTTGACGGTATCATTGGTAAGAGTGTAATAGAGGCAGCACGAGAAAGCATAGGCCTTGGTTTGGCTGCTGACCAGTTCGGTGGCTCATTCTTTGGTAATGGCGCAAACGTAAGCGCGGTGCTCACGCATCCTGGCCGCCTATCAGATGAAGCCTATAAGCGTTTAATGGCTTCTTGGCAACGTAGGTACAGCGGTCTTGACAACGCACATAAGACAGCTATATTGGAAGAAGGAATGAACTTGCAAAAGGTCAGCATCTCACCACAAGAATCGCAGTTCTTAGAAACGCGTAAGTTTGGAGTAGAAGACATTGCAAGGTTTTTCCGTATCCCATTGGCTTATCTTGGATCATTAGAGAACTCAAGCACAAGAGCAAACATCGAGGAACAAGGCATTCAGTTCCAGCGCAACACGATACTCCCTTGGGTTAAGCGTTGGGAAGCGGAATTCAACCGCAAGCTATTCCCTGGCCAAGAGGACTATTTTATCCGTATCAATATGGATGGGCTTCTTCGTGGTGATATCTCAAGCAGATACTCAAGCTATG